CCACGGGCGAGACGAGCAACGTGGACAACCGCTTCCAGACGGTGACGGTCAACAGCATCACCAACATCAACGTGGGCGATGCGTTCACCATTGCGGGCGTGAACAACGTCCACATGATCACCAAGGAGAACACGGGCCAGCCAAAGACGTTCCGCGTCATCGCCATCCCGTCGGCCACCACGCTGGTGATCAGCCCCCCGCTGATCCCCCCGCAGACCGGCGTGGAGGCGACGCTGCAGTACCAGAACTGCGTGCTGACCTCAACCTCGGCCACGGCGGCGATCACGTTCTTGAACATCACGGCCACCTCTGGTACGTTCCTGAACTGCTTCTGGCAGCGTGACGCCATCGAGCTTCTGCCGGGCCGCTACGCGGTTCCCAGCGATGCCGGTGCAGCGGTGATGCGTGCTTCGACGGACCAGGGCATCGAACTGGTGATGACGAAGCAGTACGACATCAACACCATGAAGACCAAGTACCGGCTGGATTGCCTGTACGGCGTCGTGTGCAAGCAGCCCGAAATGGCTGGCGTGATGATCTTCGACGTTTGACGCAGGAGAATTTCAAATGACGCAACAAATTGTCGCTCCAAACGGCGATGTCGAAGTTTCGCTGACTGCAACGCAGTCGATTGCGGTTCGCACGACCGGTCCCGGTTCTCCGGCGAAGATCTTCCGCCAGGCCGGCTTCCCGAACTACCCGAACTCTTACGTTCTGCTCGGAGAAATCTCCGATCAGGAACAGAGTTACGGGCCGTTCACGGGCGGCGGCGTGGTGCGGATCGAGGCCGGGCCAAACGCGGTGCTCTACAACGTGGACGTTGCCCCTCTGGGCGCGGTCACGTTCAAGGCACCTATCGGAGATCCGTCGTTCTTCGGCTTCGATTCGGACTTCCTGACCTACGTCGCAACCCAGTGGACGGTCACCCAGACTGCTGGTGGTTCCGTGGCAAACACGGACGCCATCGGCGGCCAGGTGCTGCTGACCAACGCAGGCGCTGACAACAACAACAGCTTCCTGCAGCTCGGTGGCGGCACCAACGGCGAGTCGTTTGCCTTCCAGGCCGGCAAGTCGCTGTGGTTCGACATCCGGTTCAAGGTGGACGACCTGCTGGCCGACACCTTCGCCGGCCTGTATGTGACCGACACCGACCCCGAGGGTGGCCTCGCCGCTGGCGTGTACTTCCGTCGCCTGACCACGGCAACGGCGCTGAACCTCATCGTGGAGAACTCCTCGACTGAGACGGTGGTGACGACCGGCATCACGATGGCAAACGACACGTTCGTGAACGTCGGCATCTACTGGGACGGCGCGAAGCTGTTCTACACGCAGAACCGCCAGATTCTCGGTCAGGTGACGACGCTTACCAACCTGCCGAGCACCGAACTGCGCCTGTCGTTCGGCGTGCAGAACGGCACGGCGGCGGCGCGGACGATGACGGTGGACTGGATCAGCGCGTACCAGCAGCGTTGATCGGGTGACTCGGTGACACGCGGGCGGTGGTCTAAGGCTGCCGCCCGCTTTTTCACATCTGGAGACTGAGATGCCGTTGAAGCAGGGTTACTCGAAGGGCACCGTGTCGAAGAACATCTCGATGGAGATGAAGAAAGGCATGCCCCAGAAACAAGCCGTCGCGGTGGCGATGAGCACCGCTCGCAAGGCTGCTGCGAAGGCCGGCAAGCCAAGCAAAGGGCCTGGTCCCGCGCCCAAGCGGGGCATGAAGTGAAGCCTGGCCTCTACGCAAACATTGCAGCCAAGCGCGAGCGCATCAAAGCCGGCTCTGGTGAGAAAATGCGCAAGCCGGGGACAAAGGGTGCCCCGACCGCTGCGGCGTTCCGCGAGTCTGCCAAGACGGCCAAGAAGGACAAGAAGTGATCGATCTACCGACCATCCTCTACAAGCGCGGCGGCCAGTGGGTCGGCCCGGTGGACAGGCACGGCAAGAACACGACGTTCAGCATCCTCGGCTGCGACACGATGGAACAGGTCGAGGCGGGGCTGGCCGATGGCTGGCACCTGAACGTCTGGACGGCCTGCGATCAGGCTGGCCCGTGGGATGACCAGGTGGTCGAGGCCGAAGTGGTCGAGGTGGTGCCAGAACCCGCCCCTGCGCCGGAACCCGCTCCCGCGCCCAACGACGAGCCCGACGATGACGCGCCACCGACTCGCGCCGAGATGCTGCAGCAGGCCGAACTGCTGGGCCTGAAGGTGGACCGCCGCTGGAGCGACGAGACGCTGTTGGCGAAGATCAACGCAGCGATCACCGCAGTAGCCAAACCCGCACCATGAGCTACACCAAGCGCGAGTTTGTGGAAGCAGCGTTTGCCGAGTCAGGCATGGCGGCTTACACCTTCGACCTGTCGCCTGCGATGGTGCAGGACGCTTGCCGCAGACTCGACGCGATGATGGCGACATGGAACGCCCGTGGCATCCGCCTGGGCTATCCGCTGCCGCTGTCACCGGAGAACACCGATCTCGACACCGAGACGGGTGTCCCTGACGCAGCGAATGAGGCAATCATCTGCAATCTGGCAGTCCGCATCGCGCCCTCGTTCGGGAAACAAGTGTCGCTGCACACGATGACGACGGCAAAGTTCGCCTACGACACGCTGCTCGCGCGGGCCGCAATGCCGCAAGAAATGCAGTTCCCGCGCACGCTGCCAGCAGGAGCTGGTCAGAAGCCGTGGAGATACGACGACCCATTCATGCCGGCTCCGACCGATCCGGTGCAAGTCGGCCCTGACGGTCCCTTGGAGTTCAACTGATGGCACAGATCAATCAACTCGCCTTGCTGGATACCGTGTCAAGCGGGGACCAGTTGCCGGTCTACAGTTCGCAGAACGGTGACGCACGCCGACTGCCGATTTCGTCGCTGCTGGAGTATTTCCAGCAGACGTTCGCCTCTCCGAACGTGGCCACGACGGTCTACGTGCCGACGACCGGGTTCTCGATCTCGCTGCCGATCCCGACGACGCAGGCCCTGTGGGTACTGATGCAGCCTGCTGGCACGCTCGCCACTGGCACCATCACGCTGCCGCTGGCGACGGGTGTGGTTGACGGCACCGAGATCCTGATCACGAGCACGCAGACGATCACCTCTCTGACCGTGGCGGGCAACGGCGCCACGGCGCTATACGGTGCGCCTACCACGCTGCTCGGCGGATCTGCGGCACGACTGCGCTGGTACGCGGCGACGAACTCCTGGTACAACGTCGATGCCGACAGTAGTGGGATTTATGGCCCAAACATCGCGGCGTTTCTTGCCAACCCCAGCAGCGCGAACATTGCTGCTATTGGGGCGGTGCCAAACGACGACGCTCGACTCGTCAACGTCAATGCATCCTACTTCGGATTCGTGTCTGGGCCGCTGCCTAGCCCAAGAACCGACGACCAACTTGCTGCACTGGCGCCCGACTGCAGCGCGGCCGCGCGCAACTTGGAAGACTGGTTTGCAAACTGGCGCGAACGTGATCGGAAGATTGCTGTTGTGCGGTTTGATGCTGGCTTTTACGCATTCGACTACCTGAAGTTCCGCGAAAACAGCGACGTTTTCTACCCGCGATCTGGTCTTGTGCTTCAAGGCGCTGGCAGCCTAGCCACGACACTGCAGGCGACTACGTCTAGCGCAGCGCAATTTATCGGCATGGACGGGGAGAGCAACTGGTTCAGGTCCCCCGGGTTGATGAATATGCGCGTCCGCGGAGCCACCAACAGCAACCCTTACCAAGTAGGCGTCTTCCTCAATCCGCAATTCGCATCGGTTCTGGGCTTCGGTGGTTTGACCCGCTGCGATTGGGAAGATGTTTTCGTGCTCAACTTTGCCCGCGAACAGGTCTGGCTGCGAGGAGGGGCTTCCAGCTACCTAATCCCAGTGCAGTACGGGTTATGGGACGCTGTTCGCGCAGATGCCCTGACCACAACGTATCCTGCGTTCAGGTTTACTGGGCAAATTGGGCCGCCGTTCATTTTTCGCAATCTGGAGGCGTACTCTGCGCGAGGGAACAACTCGCGCGCTGTGTACGTTGGACTCGACCAGCGTACCGGCATTCCCATTGCGTCGGTCAACACGGTAAGCAACTGTTTGGTGTTCTCCGAGCCGCACCGCCTGACGACAACTGATCCATTCAAGATAGAGGGTGGTACTCCGTGGGGCGGTCTTACGGTAGGGACCAAATACTGGGTCGTGCGGCTGGACGACTTCCGCCTGCGCATTTGCACGTCGCTTGTCAACTCGCAGGCCAACCCGCCCGTCGTTGTTACGCTCACTTCACAGACCGGTACAGCCACTGGCACATCGTACCAAGAGCAAAACATCGACATCGGCCCAGTGCAAATGGTGCTCGACACTCCTACGTTCCAACTTGCCGATGTTGGCATAGAAGTGAACTAAGGATCGGTCGATATTCGCTCCGCACACGTCGAGGAAACAGGGCGCGCTTTTGTCGTAACTGGTTCCGGTGATCTGTCTATCAACAATGGTGACGTGGGCAACGGTGCAGACACGGGGGCGTTGATCGATGCTTCCGGGGCCAGCAGCGGAGGTCGAGTCAACGTCAAAGGGCGGTTTTCGGTCAAAGGGACGGTGACCAAGATTGCCACTGACCTTGGCGGAAACGTCAGCATGCGTGACGCCGATATTCTGGGCAACTACCCAACAGTTGGCAGCGGCGTTACAAACAAGCAACTCGGTTTTGTGCAACTAGGCAACACGGCCGAAGTCAGCATTGTCGGCGTTTCTGGCGAAGAATTTATTCTCAACACTGGTACCACGACAATCCAGCATATTCGCGGCGTCGTGCCGCCAGGTTACCGCGTCACGTTTCGCGTATGGCCGGCAACCGGCAACTGGGTTGAGTTCGGAAACACCGGCAACCTGTTTCTGCCCAGGCCGGCCAGCAGCACGCTACGAGTGCCAGTTCAGTCGATAGTGACTTTCACCGCAACCGCTGTAAACGAGGGTTGGTCGTTGTCGTCCATCGTGCTGCCAGTTCACGTTGAAGTGTGGTTGCGCAGCGGCAACATTGCTGCCAACAGTAGCGATTCCTTCAACATAACATGTGCTGGGGCACGAGTAGGCGACCCTGCTCCATCGGTCAGCTTAAACGGCGCCTTGACGGCTGGGCTCATCCTTGTCGGCGAAGTCACTGCCACTGACACGGTGACGGTGCGGATTGTCAACCCCACCGCTGGTGCGTTGGCTGGTCCGACTGACCCCGAGGTAACCGTCAAACAAACCCGATAGCGTAGTTTCAGCATTGACGCGCCAAGAGTCGAAAGGAACCTCCCCATGTCCGTCCAAGCAGCATTCAACCCAGCCTATGGCACGGGTGTCACTGTCGCCCCGACCAGCACTTCGGCGTCAAGCACGCTGGGCGTCGGCTCCAAAGCCATCGTCGTCACGAACCTGAGCAGCAACGTCGTCTCCTACGTCCGCGTCGGCACGGGCTCCATCACGGCCACGACGGCAGACTACCCGGTGCTGCCGAGCACGCAGATCACGCTGTCGAAAGCGCAAGACAACGACACGGTGGCCTATGTCACCGCTGCAAGCACCGGCTCTCTGCACATCATGGCTGGTGAGGGTTACTGAGCGTGTTCCCGCTGACTCGTTCAACGTCGCGGTCGAGGTTCTTCGGGCTGCCGTTCAGCCCCCTGCAGCTCTTCGCAGCCGGCGAGCAAGGCGCGTGGTACGACCCCAGCGACCTAAGCACGCTGTTCCAAAATGCCGCAGGCACCACGCCAGTAACGGCAGTGGAGCAGCCGGTGAGGCTGATGCTGGACAAGTCCGGGCGTGGCAACCACGCCACCGCCCCATCCGACGCTGCCCGCCCTGTGCTGCGGGGGCGGGTGAATTTGCTGGAGAGGACGGAAGACTTTGCGAATGCGTATTGGTCGGTGTTTCAAACGACCGTAACAGCAAACGCAACAACAGCTCCTAACGCCACACTAACCGCAGATAAGCTAATAGAAACAAACAGTTCAGGCGCACATTTTATTCAGCGTGATATAACGGTTGTTTCTGGAGTCAATTACACAGCATCCGTATATTTCAAAAAAGCGGAGCGTACATTTGCGCGGCTGAGACTAGGAACAGCTACAAATGGCGGAACTCAAATAGGCGATTTGCGCATTGATTTAACTACTGAAACGGTGGCCGCAGGAACAACGCCAGTCGGCACATCATATTCTGTCACTTCGGTAGGCAATGGTTGGGTAAGAGCAGAGCTTACTGTTGCCGCTTCTGGAACTACACTCAACTTTCTTCCAGCAATACTTTTTGACGGCAGTACAAACAACTATCAAGGCGACGGCACCAGCGGCATCTTCATCTGGGGCGCCGACCTCCGCGTCACCAACGACGGCGTAAACCTCCCGCCCTATCAGCGCGTCACCACCAGCACCGATTACGACACCGCAGGATTCCCGCTGTATTTGGCGTTTGAGGTGGATGACCTAATGACCGTGGACAGCCTTGTGTCCGGGACAAGCTATTTTGAAGGCGCCAATGCGCCGTTTACGGTATTTGCGGGGGCCAGGAGAAATACCACAGGAGCTGCGCTAGCGCTCCTTAACTGGAGCGACAACGCAAACGCAACTGCTTCGGACAACGATCAAGTGTCGTTGGTATTCCTTGCTGCGACAAATCAAGTAGTAGGGGGCATTCGTGAATATGTGCCGCCATCTGCAGATAAAAACGCCGTAGCAGGGACAAATGCGGCACCGGCAACCCACGTTATTACCTGGGACAGAACCTCAACCAACGGCGTTGTGCGGCTAAACGGTGTGGCGGGAACTGCAGTAGACCAAACGCAACCCGCAATAGGATTGGCATTGGCAACGATTGGGGCACAGAGGCGCGGTAGTAACCCAGATATTGGATCGTATCTCAATGGCCGCTTGTACTCCCTCATCATTCGCGGCGCAGCCTCCAGTGCCGCACAGATAGCCGCTGCTGAAAGCTGGGTCAACGGCAAGACTCGCGCGTACTGACATGCCTCAGTTCCGCACGCTCATCATCGCCGCGCAAGACGCCCCGTTTGCGCGCGAAATCACCGAGCGCATCGACCCGCTGAACTACAGCTTCATGTTTCTGGCGGGCCTGTCCCCGACTGGTGAGGAACCGCCGACCCACTTTGTCAGCACCGGCTACATCAGCGACAACGTGGCCCTGATGGTGCCGCTGGCGACGTTCGAGTTCACCGACGGCACCTGGACCCAGACCGACTACTACCCCGGACGCCCCGACATCGCCGCCGAGCGCGCCGCCGAGGTGGGCATGACCGTGACGCCCGAGCAGATTGCCGACATCTTCAGCCGCGCCGACAGCACCGCCCAAGAGCCGTTCACCGCTTTCGCTCGCCTCGGTCTGCAGCTGGTCCGCGAAGAGTCACCAATTTGAGGTGCGAAGAATGGCTAAGACACCCGCATGGCAACGCGCTGAAGGCAAGAGCCCAACGGGCGGTCTGAACGCCAAGGGTCGCGCCTCGGCCAAAGCCGAAGGCATGAACCTGAAGCCGCCCGTCAAGTCAGGCGACAACCCGCGCCGCGCGAGTTTCCTCGCTCGCATGGGCAACATGCCGGGCCCCGAGCGCAAGGACGGCGAGCCCACGCGCCTGCTGCTGTCGCTGCAAGCCTGGGGCGCTTCGTCAAAGGCCGACGCACGCGCGAAGGCCAAGGCCATCTCGGCACGCAACAAGGCGAAGAAGTAGCATGCCAGCTATCCCCATCGTTGCTGGGATCTACTCCGACCTTGGCCCAGACATCCGCACGGGCTATCCGGTCAACATGATGCCCGTACCCAAGGGCTCCGGTGTGAGTCAGGAGTACCTGCGGCCGGCTGACGGCATCGTTGCGCTGGGCACCGGGCCTGGCGTTGACCGCGGCGGCATCGAGTGGAACGGCGTCTGCTACCGGGTCATGGGCACGAAGTTGGTCACGGTCGCCCCGGACGGCACGATGATTGTGCTGGGCGACGTGGGCGGCAGCGGGTACGTCACGTTCGACTATTCGTTCGACCGTCTGGCCATCGCCAGCGACGGCAGGCTCTACTACTGGAACGGCGCGCTTACGCAGGTCACCGACCCCGACCTCGGCACGGTGCTCGATGTCGTCTGGGTGGACGGGTACTTCATGACCACGGACGGCGAGTTCCTCGTGGTGACCGAACTCAGCGACCCGACGCAGGTGAACCCGCTGAAGTACGGCAGCAGCGAAGTGGACCCCGATCCGGTGGTGGCGCTGCTCAAGTCGCGCAACGAGGTCTATGCACTGAACCGCCACACCATCGAGGTGTTCGACAACATCGGCGGTAGCCTGTTCCCGTTCCAGCGCATCGACGGCGCGCAGATCATGCGCGGCACGGTGGGTACGCATGCCTGCTGCGTGTTCGGAGACGAGGGCATCGCGTTCCTCGGCAGCGGACGCAACGAGTCGCCAAGCGTCTACCTCGGCGCAAACGCTTCAAGTGTGCCGCTTGCGTCGCAAGATATCGACCTGCTGCTTCAAGACTACACCGAAACAGAACTGGCGGCGGTGAAGTTGGAGGCTCGCTTCGACCGTTCGCACAAACTGCTCTACGTCCACCTGCCTGACCGCACGCTGGTCTACGACCACGCAGCCAGTCAAGTGCTGCAGCAGCGGGTCTGGTTTACGCTCACCGGGGGCGTGGTTGACTTCGAGCAGTACCCGGCGCGTAACATGGTCTGGTGCTATGACAAGTGGATCGTGGGCCACCCGACGACAGCGCAGATCGGCGTTCTTGACCGCACGACGAGTTACCAGTGGTCGGAAAAAGCCCGCTGGGAGTTCTCCACACCCATCGTCTACAACGAGTCCAGGGGCGCGATTTTCCACGAACTCGAACTTGTGGCGCTGCCAGGGCGCGTGACGGTCGGATCGAACCCGACCATCTCGACCTCGTACAGCACCGATGGTCTGAGCTGGAGCCAAGATCGGTTCATCGGTGCCGGCACCACAGGCGACACCCGCAAGCGGCTTGTCTGGTTCCAACTCGGCTCGATGGAGTCGATTCGCATGCAGCGGTTCCGGGGCGACTCGGACGCGCACATCTCGTTCCTGCGGCTGGAGGCGCGGCTGGAGCCGCTGACGGTCTGATGGCCACGACACCTCCGCTTCGTCTCAACCGCGCGCAACTGGCGCAGTTTCTCAATGATCAGGAGCAGATTCGCGCCTTCGAGAACCTGTTCAACGTGGTCGAGCCACTGGCTCCCGATGTGGTGGCCCAACTCAGCATATCCGTCGGAACCGCGCAGGCTGCGGCCACGGACGCGCAGGGCCAGGTGCAGACCGCCGAGCAGGCGTTCGCCACCATGCTCGCGGCGTGCGAGGCCAAGGCCAATCTGGCGTTGCAGCAGGCGCTCACGCTCAACCACATTGCTGACCTTGTAGAGACGATGCCGCCGCCACGGGAGCGCAAGCGCACGAGGTATGGGCAGTTCTACGACACCACGACGCAGTCGATCTCATCGGCTAACACTGCGCAGGCCGTCACGTTTAACACCAGCAATATCAGCAACGGCGTCTACATCGGCTCGCCTACATCGCAGATCATTGTTGACACCGAGGGGCTGTACAACTTTCAGGCGTCCATGCAGTTCGACTGCACGGGCGGCTCTAACCGTGAGGTTTGGGTGTGGCTGCGGCTAAACGGAACCGATATCGCTGACAGCGCGTTTTACCTGAATATCCAGAACGCCAACTCCGAGGTTCTGCAGGCCTTCAATCTGTTCGTTGACATGAAGGCTAACGACTACGTTGAAGTCATGTGGGAAGTCGGCAACATTGCAGCGCGGCTATCGACCTTCGCGGCAACAGGCGTGCACCCCGCGGTGCCATCCATCATCCTGACCGTCTCCAACAACATCCGAGGTGAACTATGACAGTCACTCTCCGCGTCCTCGTCCCGCCGCTGCAACTCGCCACCGCTGCGACGACCCAGTACACCGCCCCAGCAGGCACCCGCACGATCATCGACAAGGCAACGGTCACGAACACCGACACCAGCAACCGCTCGTTTTCGGTCAACATCGTGACCAGCGGCGGTTCGGCCGGCAACGGCAACCTGGTCATCGACACGCGCACTGTCGTGCCTGACGAGACGTATCTGTGCCCGGAACTGGTCGGGCAGATTTTGGAGCCGGGTGGGTTTATCTCAACCACAGCCAGCGCCGCAACGGCACTGACGTTGCGGATCTCTGGACGCGAAATTACATGAGGCGTATGATGCGAGCGCTGAGTTTCGAGCGGCCAGCGGCTCGCATCCTCATTGTGGAGGAACGCGATGCTTAACTTTCTTCTGCCGCTAGGAGCCTCGCTTCTCGGTGGCGCGCTGCAATCCCGCTCGGCCAGCAAAGCCGCGCAAGCGCAGCAGGCCGGAGCAGAGGCCGGCATCGAGGAACAGCGGCGGCAGTTCGATGAGGTCCGCAGGCTGCTGGAGCCGTATGTCCAGGCCGGTCAGCCGGCTCTCCAAGCGCAGCAAGCCCTCCTCGGTCTGCAGGGCGCAGAGGCACAGCAGCAGGCCATCGCAGGCGTCGAGCAGAGCCCGCTCCTCCAGGCGCTGATGCGTCAGGGCGAGGAGGCGATGCTGCAGCAGGCGTCAGCCACCGGTGGCTTGCGAGGCGGCAATCTGCAAGGCGCGCTTGCACAGTTTCGGCCGCAGATGCTGCAGCAGGCATTGGAGCAGCAGTACGCCAGGCTGGGCGGCATGACCTCGCTGGGCCAGCAGTCCGCAGCCGGCGTCGGCACTGCCGGGATGCAGACGGGCGAGAGCATCGCGGGGCTGCTCGGCCAACAGGCAGCGGCACAGGCCGGAGGGGCGCTGGGGCGTGTGGCACCGTTTACCAATCTGCTGAATTTGCCGACGCAGTTGTACGGCATGGGTTTGGGAATGGGCAAGATCCCGTTCCCGAACATCTTCGGTGGTTTCTCTGGCGGGACGGCTGCGCCGGCATCTGGGGTCATCAGCGGGCCTGGGCTGTCAGTGCCGCCTGGTTTCACGTTCGGAGGACCGTAACGTGGCGACGATGCTCCCCCAAGTTCCGAACTACCTCCCGCAAGGAGCCATCGACCCGTTCGGCAGTCTGCTGCAGGGCGCGCAGGCTGGCGCGCAACTGGCGAATGTCGAAATGGCGCGGCAACAGCAGGCTGCACAGATGGCCGCCATGCAGCAGAGGGCTGCGCTGGAGCAACAGGCGGCCGAGCGCGCCGCGGCCAATGAGGCCGAGTTGCAGGAACTGCAGGCGGTGCCGTTTGACCAGATGTCACGCCAGCAGCAACTTCGCCTGCTGCAACTCACCAACAGTGAGGCGTCCCGTGCGTTCATCTCTCGCCAACTTGAACAGATTCCGACCACGGTCAAGGCCAACCGCGCGCGTTCGTATGGTGGCATCGTCAACGCGCTTGTGCTCAACCCGGAGGTTGGCGTCAAACGCCTGCGCGAACTGGCTGAGGCAGAAACCGACCCGCAAGAGAAGAAGGCAATCGAGGTTGCCCTGCGCGCCGCTGAAATAGACCCCTTCGTCGCAGCGCGCACGATTCACGGCATGATGGACATGCTGGGTGGCGAAGAGACGCGCAAGATCGCCGATGCGGTGGTCAACAATCTCGACCGCGTCGGCAAGCCGCTGTATCCGCGGCAACCCGGCAAGCCGATGGTGGTTGGTGGTGCGGTGTTCTTCCCTGAAACGGGGGAGTTTCAGCAGCCGCCGCGCCAATCGCAACTCCTCCCGCCTGAGGAAGAGGCGCAGAGGGCTCGTATCGCCGCAGCGGGCAGGGCCCCTTCCGCTCCGCGCGAGCAGGTTATTCAGGCTGTCGATCCCGACACTGGCCGCACGATTTTCGTTTCGCAGAGCGAAGCACTCTCCCGCCGGCTGTCGCCCGCGTCTACGGCACGGCCCGAGACGCCAAACGTCTCTGAGCAGCAAGCCTCAACTGCCACGCGGCGGCTGCTCCAGCGCGCAAAAGAAATCAACGCGGCGGTGCAACGCACACCTAAGGCAGAAGCTCCGAGTGCTGTCGAGGCGGGCATGGAGAACACTCCGCTGCTGTCCAGAGCCACCAATCTTGTGCGAAGCACAGACAGGCAAATCGTGGCCTCGGCGCAAGATGATGTGCTGGACGCGCTGCTGTATCTGGCCACCGGAGCTGCGTACAACAAAGAGCAGTTGCAGCAGCAAAAGAGCGCGTATCTTCCTGTCTGGTCTGACGATCCCGCCACTCGTGCAGTCAAGAGGCAACGACTGGCGCAGGCGATTGAAGGCGCCAGAGTGCGTGCGGGAAGAGCGTGGACGCCTGAGTTAGAACAAGAGTTGAACAAACTGTTGGCATCTCCGACGATGCAGTCGGACGCAGGCGCTGCTCCGGCCGGAACTGGCCAATGGCGCCTGTTGCCGACCACGCCGAGATAAGCGCATGGCTACCCAGATCTATCGCGTCCAAGACTTGAACGGTGTAGTCCGCGAGATTGAAGGTCCCGCGGGCGCCAGTGAGGCGGACGTCATCCGCGAAGCGCAGCGACTTTTCGCTGCCGCTCCGTCTGCGCAGCCAGCGCAAGTTCCAGTGGCGCAGCGCGCGATTTCCTTAGTGCGGCCGACCGTCGAGGCGCTTGGCGCGGCGGGTGGGGCTGTGGTTGGCACGCCGCTTGGTCCGCTCGGTGCGGTTGGTGGCGCGGGACTCGGTTACGGGTTGGCCAAGGGAGGCCTCGACGTGCTGGAGCAGATGGTCGGCACGCGCCGCGCGCCAGCGTCGGCGCAAGAGGCGCTGGTTGGAGGGGCTCGGGACGTGCTGACCGGCGCGGCGTTTGAAGCAGGTGGCCGCGTACTTGCACCCGCGATTGAGAAGTTCGGCACCTCGGCCATCCGTGCGCTGGACGTCAAGGGCCGGCAGGCCACCAGGATCGCTCGCGCCGCGGCCGGTAGGGAAATCGATGCCATCCGCTCCGCGTTACGTGGTGCTGACCCCAGCGACCTGCCGTCTCAGGCCACTGCCAACATCGACCGCAAGGCGTGGCAGTCGCTCAATGAACTCGGTGCATCACTCGACGAGACGGATGTGATCTTGCGCCAGCAGAGCGAGAACATGCTGGCCGACCTGTCGCGCATGGCGCGTGGGGGCAACGCGACGGAAATCCGCAACGCCATCGAAGAGTCTCGCCGGGTGCTGAACAGCATCACGCGTCCGATGCGTGAGCGCGAACTGGCTGCGGCCAATCAAGCCGCGCAGACGATGGCTCGTCTTGGTCCGCAGGCTGCACAGCGCCAACAGTCGATGATCTCGGCGCTGCGTCAGGGTCAACCTGCACCCGTACCTGCGCCGCAACAAGGCGGCTTGATCAGAGGCACCGTGACAGGCGAGCCGTTGCAAGGTCAGTCGATGGTTGTGCCGGGAACGGAGGCAGCACGACTCAACACCCTCGCTGCTCAAGCGCAAGGGCCTCTGCG